TAATCCCTGCATTTACTAGTGTAGAATAATAGGCTGCTGAGTCTCTTAGCTCTGGCTGAAGTGCAGGAATGTTACTAATGTCTGGAGTAATTTGATAGCCGAAAAACCTTTCGAGAGCTTTGTTTACCTTCTCTATGATAGGCAGAATAGTTTCTAAATAATACATTCTGTGGTTAGGACGAATATTGGCATTATTACCAGAGTCTAACATAATTGGCGGTACGCCAAGTACTTTTAATACTTCTTTGTTTGCGGAGTCAATAGACGATTCGAAGTCTAGCTCACGAAAATTAATATTTGAAATTGAGTCTAACTCCATTCCGCCGTCCAGCACCAATGGGCGTCTACCGCCACCATCCGGTCTATACCGCGTGACCCAAGATTGAATCATTCTCTCTTTATTTTTCTCACTAATGACAGAGGGTGACTTAATTACCAAACCTGGCACAGCGCCATTCTTAAAGAAATTGTCCTGAAATTCACGCATACGTGTGAGCTGAGACATGCTTCGTTGAGCTGCCCTTAAACGACTAGTACCACGATAGATGCTATGAAAACTATTTTCTTTAACATGAATGATTTCATCAGGAGTATAGTCTATACTTGTCTGAAAAGTATAGCCTTGTACGTAGGTTCTTTTATCTGGCTCAATGTCCATGTAATTAGCGGGGAGATGATACAGAGAAACTCCATCAAAGTATATAAAGATATTTCCATCTAGTATATAGTCGATTATGAGGTTTCGCTTAAAAGTAGAAACGTCTTGAAAAGGGTTAGGCTCTTTGTTTAACAATAAGTCAACACGAGAACGCCTTATACCTTTGGTTACTGAATTCAATCCTTGAATTGGTTCACCTACTCGCAACGGAATTTCAGCTGCATCATCTACAATCATATTTACGGCGCGGTTCACAACTTCGAGGTACTCGTAGTACGCTTTATAGTTATGTACGATTTCTCTGGAAGCAATAGGGCCCGAGCCTTCGAGACTTACTACAATCTCTTCTTGCGCGGGATTTAACTTTTCCTGTTTCCAGAAATCATACCAAGCCATATTTTTCTCGTTGTATTTCTACCCAGCGCTTTTGCTTTTCTGCAGTGTGAAGCGGGGGGTTTCTTCCGTAAATGGAATGTAGTTTCAGATGATGATCGTGACATAGGGTGACTGTTTCAGTGTAAAGTTCAGCCCAGTTATCATCTATAAATTCGTCTCTCCAGATTATTAAATACTCATCTGTGTAGTGGTCTGGACGAAGCTTTTGCTTCTCACTCAACCATTTACGCAGTAGAGGAGCTAGAGTATGGAAATGGTGAAAGTCTAACTTTATCTTAACGCCGCATATCCGGCATTCAGAACCCTTCTCGTACTTCGATTTTGCCCTATCTCGGATGTATTTTACTGGGTCTCTTTTTAATTCTACCATCTAATTTTAATCATTATAGCCATGAGTCAGTTGAAAGTCAAGAATTATTTTTACTCGGTGTTTAGAATGTTGGAGCGTTCTCTTCAAAACTATAGAGTGCGTATCTCAACGCGTCTGCCATGTGAGAAGAGGAATCGTGAACGGGCTTCTCTCGAATCAAGTTGGGATTCGGGTCCCATCTATACATGTCTAGTGAGCGCAATGTTTCGGTGCAGCTCGAGTCTACGATAAGACGATCGTTATCAATAAGACTTGCCACATGACCAATACCGTCAACCACCGATTTCTTGGCGTTGATAGTAGAAATATCATACTGCTGTGCAAGATCGAATCTTGTCTGTGCGGCGGCTGCATCGATAAAACAATAGTCGACCTCTCTTCTTTCAATAATTTCACCAAGGAAGCCAGCATGTTCCTCTGTCGTGCGTTCTGCCGCATAATACTCTTCCATTAAATAATATTTGTGTCCGTCATATGCGATACAACAAAATGCTGTGGGGTCTTTAAAACCTACGTCAAGCCCCGAGATAATATCGCAGCCTGTAAAATCCATTTCTGATAAGTCTTGCACGCACTTATCATAGTTAAGTGTCCAAATCTGTCCTTCAAACACATTAAAGTCTGCTTCGTATTCCTGAGCAAATTCTGCGGTTGACATAGAACGTCGTGCTTCCGCAATATCAGTTTCTGAAGCTCTTGGGTTATCATGCCAAGTTGCCTTTATGCTTACCCACTCCTCAAAATCATCGGTGAACCCACGATTAAAAAAGCGACTAAACCAATTATTCCTTCCACGAGGAGTACTAATAAAGAGAGCTTTAGATCCCGGCTTATCGAGTGTTGGCCTGATAGCAACATTAAACGCTGTCTCTCCATCTGCCAATGCGGCCTCATCAAAGAGAACAAAGTCATAGCTCCTCCCTACTACTGAATCAATCTGGTTTACAGACCCTAGTCTAACAGTAGACCCGTTCGTTAATTCAATTACACGATCTTTCGCGTTATCTCGTGCTACTTCTAAGTCGAAATGCTTAATAAGATTACGCTGTAGGTCGAAGGAGATATTAGAAAGATTGTAATTAGGACTGACAATAAGTACATGGCATCCTGGAACGAGGGCGACGCATTGGGCAATAATATTTCCGATATACGTCTTCCCTTGACGACGACTAAGAGCACCAACAATAAAACGATACTTATCGGAATTAATAGCATTTATTAAGGCCACCTGAGAAGGAATTGCCTCTATACCTAGCAACTCCAGATATTGTTCAATAGGTACTTTTAGAAACTTACCGGGTAATATTTTATCGAGAACTATGTCTCGTCTGCTGACTTCCATTCTTTTTCACACTCGCAAGGGTCACATTCACATTCTTCACACTCTACAGGAGCTTCTTCTGTTTTCTCTAAAGGGGGCCAAGAAGTCTTCTCTACAGGAGCTTCTTTCATTACTGCTTGGTGAATTCCTGCGGCTTTTAGCGCTTCTTCTTCTGTAGCATATTTTGCTGATGAGCCAGCTACTTTCCACATATTGCCTTTTTTAAAAATCATAGTATGTTTCCTGATGCCAATAATCCTGCTAAGAAGAGGATAAGGGCTCCGCCTACTGTCCAGACGAGTTTATGAAGTTTATCGATGGATTGCTGCATTTCTTTATATCGAATACGGCTATCTTCCGAAGCTTTCTTTACTTCATTAAATATAGTTTTCCATCGTTCTTCACAAACTGCTTCGTGGGTACGAAAGTCTGTAAGAAGGTCATTCTGTTGCTGGGTTTCCAAGTAGTTTCTCCATTAACTTTCCATAGTTACCTTCGCCGAACGGAGAATTGATTTGCACATTTTGCTGTTTAATATTTGTAGTAGCTTTTGCTTCTTTCGTATGGTCAACAGTTATTTTATGTGCGAGTGCAATTATATCAACTAGGTCTTTACTGGAATACTGATCAGAGTCCCGGGCTTCTTGAAGTTTGTTTTCGATTACTTCATCAAGAAGCTCTGCGAGTCTGAAACGATTGCGATATCCTTGGTCTAAATAAACCGAGTTGATATAGTCTTTTACGTCACTTTTCTCTAGCACTTCGTAAACTTTGTCGGGGGTAACACCTAGGCTGCCTGCAGCAGTTAGCGCTGACCCCGTGGACAAATATGCATTTGCCACTTCGAGATTTTCTGGTGCCATCTTTACGAGTTTCATGGATTCATTGTATTATGTTGAGACCAAAAAGTCAAGATATTTTTTTAAGAGGGTTCTGTTGGCCAGACAACATTCTCTGGGTCATCCAGGTCTGCGGGAAGACTCGCCATTATATCTCGAAGAGCTTGACGATAAGTACGCCACTCAGTTTTCTTCTCGTCCGAGAGAGGCGCATCTACTGCTTGAGTCCAGTCAGACATTCCTAGTTTAAAATTTCGTAAGTTTCTTGTTTCAGAAATAATGAGACTAGAGAATAAGTCCCAAGATTCAGTATCAGAATTCCAAGTTTGATACTGGGTGGGTGGTCCTCTATATACCCAGGAATCATTCTTTCTCCAGTAATTATCTAAAAATTGAGCGGGATTTTTAAATCCTATATCGCCCAAGATGCTTTGTTGAAGATAGTGAATAGTTTCATTATCATCCGTAATATAACCTTCTTCCGGAGATTCTGCATTCCAAGATTGAATATGAGAAATAGTGCCGTTAGTATGTAGCCAAACTACGTAAGAAATTATCATTTTTTATCCTTTTCTCTTTAGTAAAAAAACTGAGGAGCTATTAGAGCTTCCTAGCCAATAATAACTGTTGGGATATACGAATTGTTGATAGGTATTTGCCATATAAATTTTATTGTTATTGATATCATAGTAAGGAAGCTCTTTATAATAGCCACCATACCTAGAATTAGTCATACTTACCCACACATCTCCAGGCCCTGTCCCACTGTATATTAAAGCTAAATTGGTGGGAGGACTAGTCGGGTCTCCAAAACTACCAACAGTATTTGGACTTAGTATATCTATAAGACTTTGGCCTTGGGAATAATTTGAAGAATATAAACGTGTAGTGCCGTCTGTGTCAAAAACACGAATACCATAAGTTCCTGCGGAATTTTCTGCAACTTGAGAAGTTCTAGTAGCTTTAAGATAGTTTATAGTAGCCCCCGTAAGATTTGTAAATCTTTCAATACCTCCCGCGCCTCCTCCAACAGTTACGTCTCCTTTACACCAACCCGTAGTAGTTCTGTTTACCATAAAAATTTCTTTTGAATTATCAAAATCGACAGTTCCGTTATTTGCTACGGTTCCTGAAGTTATTACTGAAATAGTTTCCTGGGAAGTAGCAAACTGTAAATTTCCGTTCGAATTAAAAGTTTCTATTCCATAAGACATAAGTTAATACCTCACATTAAAGTAAGGAGCGCTAATAGTTTGACTTGCTGTATAGCTCGTATAAGTAACTGTATAAGAATTAGTTCCTCTATTAATTACAAAATTTGTTAAACCAAATTGGGCTGTAGGAATATTTCCTGATATCCATACTTCAAACTCATCATCATTTGTAGTAGTCATTCCGGTAAAACTAATAGCGGAAGAGGTTCCTTCATACTGAGGTACTTGTCCTCCAACATTAGTGGTTCCGGTAGTAACACTAAAACTTCCTCTAGAAACAATTCCACTTACTCTATCTGATATATCTAGTGTGAGATTTCCTGAAGCATTAAAAACTTGTATTCCGTAAGCCATATTTTAATACCTTAAAGCTACCCAGGACAGCTGCTCGTATGCAGCGCCACTTTTAAAATTACACGTTCCATCAGAAATAGAACCAAAAGTAGGGCTATTACTAGAATAACCTACGAGAGTAGTGCTAGTACCTAATGTTACTGTTTGAGTATCTACTGACATAAAACCAATTATACTAACATAGAACAAAAATGTCAAGAACTTTTTTTCAGAAGGTATAGCGAACTTCAGTCTCAACCTTAGTCTTGGCAGAGCCCGTATCTTTAGTCTCTAGTTTACCTTTGACGGTTACACCATCAAACTTGAACTTATATCCGGCTTCATAACTATGACCGTCCGTCATTGGCCCAATTTCAAAATAAAAATTATTTTTTGCCTTATACCCGAGACGTAAGTGATTAGTAGTCTTTTCTTTCTTCATCTCATTCTTGTACTCAACATAAGGTGCAGCTTTAATGTCTAAACTTAAAAACATAAACACCGATCCTATAAATACGAGGGCCACAAGTGTTTCTTTCCAATTCTTCTTCATGTTATATTCTCCAGAGGCTTTGTGAACTTTTTTCACGGGGATATTATAACATAGTTTTGTTAAGGTTTTATAAAGATTTGTTTAAGAATTAAAAAAGGGGCCGAAGCCCCTTTGTCATTAGAAACGATAGGAT